TGTTGTCGGCCTTGTCGAACGTGGTGGACGTACCCGCATGTTCCATCTGAACGACGCCACGAAAGAGACCGTGCGCGACGTGCTGGTTCGCAATGCCGACCGCGCTTCGATCCTCTACACCGACGAGAGCCGACTCTATGTCGAGACGGGCAGCGAATACGCAAAGCACGACACCGTGAAGCACTCGCGCAAGGAATATGCCCGCTTCGAAAAGGACGGCACCGTCGTTCACACCAACACGATTGAGAACGTGTTCTCCGTGTTCAAGCGCGGCATGATCGGCGTCTACCAGCACTGCGGCGAAGCGCATCTGCACCGCTACCTTGCCGAGTTCGATTTCCGATATAATCGCCGCACAGCGCTAAAGATCAGCGATGCAGAACGTGCCGAAGATTTGTTGCGCATGGCTCGCGACAAGCGCTTGACCTATCGGCGGGTTGGTGAAGCCTGTCACGCCTAAGCAAAAGGCACGAAAACTTCTCATCAAAAGAAAGCGCAAGGTGTGAATCACGGGTATGGGGCACGTGATCACCTTGCGTCATACGCCAAGATTGCCGTCCAATTGAAAGCGGCGGTGGCTGATTCTCTCCCCAGAGGCACCACCGCCGCTATCGCAACCAGCCACAGGGGCTTGGCTATGGACTACACTCGCCACACTAAATTCCACGGCGATTCCGTCAAGCTTCCTGTGGCGCTCATACAGGAAGATTGAAATGATCGCTCACCATAAGAAATACGAGAACATATCCGTCTCACTTGATGGCGGGACCTTCGTCGGGTGCGAGTTCACCCGCTGCAGAATGATCTTTTCCGGGCTCCTTCCAGTGACCCTCGAAGGTGGCCGCTTTTCCGAATGCCAATGGGAATTTAGCGGCCCGGCAGCGCAAGCCATCGGTTTCATGGCGGCCATATACGCCCAAGGCGGCGGAGGGGCGGAACTTATCGAGAAAACGTTCGAGAACATCCGAAAGAACGCCACGGGACAAGCGCGGCCCGGTGATTCTGTTACCCTGAATTAGGTGCATCGTCGTCTTCGTCCTTTGGGCGCTTGCGATCAACCTTCCCGGTCTTCGGATCGGGAGGGGTTTTCAATAGGCGGCGAAGAACCTCGTCGCCCTTTTCCTGCTTTTCGTCTTTTGGAGTTTCACGCATGGATAAAACCATCCTGGCTGACGCATTCGTTCAGGCCAGACTAAAGGTCAATCGGGCCGACCGCCACTTCCAAGAGGCGCAAGCGCGGTTCAAGAGCTACGTCGAATCCGATTTCTGCAAACTCATTGAAGACCGAGACCCGGAGACTGGCAGCCAGAGCTTTCGCGTCGAAGCCGACCCTATTCCTGCCGACTTGGTGCTGGCGATAGGCGACACATTCCACAACCTCAGCGCCGCGCTCGACTATGTCATGACTGGAATGATGCGCGCAGCAAACGTTTCCTCGATTCGCGTAGGTTTCCCAACCGATGAAACGAGGCAGGCGCTTCGTAAGTCCTTCATGCCCCCCAAACCTGGGAAAAGAGCGCCACGGAATCGTCGCATAGTGGAAGCCTTCCCCGCCTTCGCGATGCTCCTTCTCCAAAAGATACGGCCCTACAACGGAGGGAATTTTCTTCTGTGGGAAATCAGGAAGGCCGACAACATCGACAAACACAATCTGATTGTCCCCGCCGTCACGGTCACTGAATTGCGCGGCATTTGCCTTCTCGATGAGAAGTACAACAATCGCGTCACCGACATGACCGCAATCGTCGGTCCCGGTGGCCGCGTTGGGCTCCTTGGCTACAGCAATCCCGGTGGGCATATGAAAATAACAAACAAGGGCCAGCCGACCGCGCGCATAACTTTCTCCGAGAGCATGGAAGTCTTTGCGGGTGAGCCTGTTTTCCCAACGCTTCTGCAATGCATTCAAGCTGTCGACCAAGCCATCGGCCTGATTGAAAGCGCTGGGGCCAAGCCCTTCGTGAAATCCTAATTTTGTACCGGCCTGTCGCGTCTGTTCTATCGAATCATTCATTGGTACGTCAAGTATATAATTAGGAAAAAAGTCCTTGACACGTTACGGTGGTTTGGTAAAGTTCTGGCATCGTCGGGAAAGTGGGCCCGGAGCCGGGGATGAGCTCCGGAGGCCGGTCCAGGCGAGGTGAGTTTGCAAGCGCTGTGCCTTCGGGACGGCGCTTTTTTGTTGCCTGAAATCCGGGAGAGGCAAGATGCGGGGACGGTCGGCCGCGGCCGCCACCAGGGCAATGCGCGCGCTGCTTGAAGGCGAGCCGGCAAGCTTCGCGCTGGTGGCCGAAGCCGCGGGGCGAACGGAGAAGTATCTGAGGCGTCTGGCGAAGAAGGAAGGCTGGCGCGTGGTGGATGCCGAGACCAGCCCGGAGATGATGGAAAGACGCCGCGTGGCGCTGTCCGACTGCCTCATGGAGGAGCTGGAGGCGGAGTTCGCGCACGGCCGGGCCGCGGGCAAATATGACAAGAACCGGATTGATGCCCTGTCCTCCATGCTCCGGATGATCGAGAAGCTCGGGGAGATGGTCCCAGTGCCCGGGCGCGCCGCACAAGAACAGAACAAAAGCGATGCAGAACTGGCCGCCGCGCTCGCCCTTATCGATGCCCGTATCGTGGAGCTCGCTTGCGAACTCGCCGCCGCCATGGGCGGGGAGGGCGCTGACGAGGACGGAGCTGGTGTGGCGGCTGCTCGATGAATGGTGGATGCACGCGCGGCTGGCGCAATATCCGGTGGCGGCGAGGCTGCGCGATATCTGGCTGGTGATGGGCGGGCGCGGCTCGGGCAAGACGCGGCTGGGTGCGGAATGGGTGAACGCATTGGTGCGGGGCTTCCCGCCCTTTGCCGCGCACAGATACGGGCGCATCGCGCTGGTGGGCGAAACCCTGGGCGATGTGCGCGAAGTGATGATCGAGGGGCCCTCAGGCATTCTGGCCGTCTCGCGCGGCAACCGCCCTCGCTTCGAGCCGAGCCGCAGGCGGCTCGTGTGGGACAACGGGGCGGTGGCGCAGGTCTTTTCCTCCGAGGATCCCGAAAGCTTGCGCGGGCCGCAATTCGAGGCCGCGTGGTGCGATGAGGTGGCGAAGTGGAAGGATGCGGAAGCATGCTTCGACATGCTCCAGTTCGGGCTGAGGCTGGGACGACGTCCGATGCAGCTTCTGACGACGACGCCGAAGCCGGTGGCCCTGATCCGTAAACTGGTGGTGAGGCCCGACGTGACGCTGACGCGCATGCGAACGGAAGAAAACGCGGCCAACCTGGCGGCGGGATTCCTGAAGGCGGTGGAACGGAACTATGGCGGCACCCGGCTTGGCAGGCAGGAACTCGACGGGGAGCTGATCGAGGATCGGGATGATGCTCTGTGGACCCGCGAAATGATCGAGGTGGCGGCCCGCGAGGGGCCGGCGGAGGCGCTGATGCGCGTCGTGGTGGCGGTGGATCCGCCTGCAACGGGCCGGCGCACCTCGGATGCCTGCGGCATGGTGGTGGCGGGCATGGCGGGCGATGGCACCGCCTGGGTGCTCCATGACGGGACCCTGCGCGCGGCTAAGCCCGAGATGTGGGCGCGACAAGCCGTGGCGCTCTACCACCGTTTCGAGGCCGATGCGATCGTGGCGGAGGTGAACCAGGGCGGCGACATGGTGGCAAGCGTGATTGCGACGGTGGACCCCGCCGTCGCGGTGAAACCGGTGAGGGCGAACCGCGGCAAATGGGTGCGCGCGGAGCCCGTTGCAGCGCTCTATACGCAGGGGCGCGTGCGCCATGCCGGGCGCTTTCCGCAGCTCGAGGACGAGATGTGCGACTTTGGCCCGGACGGGCTGTCGGGCGGGCGCTCACCGGACCGCGTGGACGCGCTGGTGTGGGCGATCACGGAGCTTCTGCTCGGGCGCAAGGGAACGCCGCGCATTCGCGACTTCTCCTAGTTCAACGACAGGAAGGACACATGGCTTGGACGTGGCCCTGGGCAAGGCGCCCGGGACGGGAAACCTTTGCCGCCGAGCGCAAGCAGGCTGGCGGATATGGCTTCGTCGCCCTGCACGCCCAGGGCGAGGCCCGCTGGACGCGGAGAGACTACGCCGCGCTGGCCCATGAGGGATACATGCGCAATCCCGTCGCGCACCGGGCGATCCGCTTGATCGCCGAAGCGGCGGCGGCCATACCTTGGGTCGTCTACGAAGGCGAGATGGAGCTCGACGAGCATCCGCTGACCGAGCTGCTGGCGCGGCCGAACCACGCGCAGGCTGGGCCCAGCTTCATGGAGGCCCTTTACGGGCACCTGCTGCTTTCGGGCAATGCCTTTGTCGAACGGGTGGAGACGGAGACCGGCGCGCGGGAGCTGCATCTTCTGCGACCCGATCGCGTGACCGTTCTGGCCGACGTCAAGGGCTGGCCTGTGGCCCTGGAATACAGGGTCGCAGAGACCAGGCGGAGGATTTCGCTGGACGAAGGCGGCAACGGCCTGCACCTCAAGCTGTTTCATCCGATCGACGATCACTATGGCTTTCCGCCGCTTTCGGCGGCGCTGCAGGCGCTCGACATCCACAATGCCGCGGCGCGCTGGAACAAGGCGCTGCTCGACAATTCCGCCCGGCCTTCCGGCGCCTTGGTCTATGCGCCGAAGGAGGGCGGGAACCTGACGGACGAGCAGTTCGAGCGGCTGAAGGCGGAGCTGGAGGACGGCTATTCGGGTGCCGCGCGGGCCGGACGGCCGCTGCTTCTTGAAGGCGGGCTCGACTGGAAGGCGATGAGTCTCACCCCGCGCGACATGGATTTCATGGAGGCAAAGAACGGGGCTGCCCGCGACATCGCGCTGGCGCTGGGCGTGCCGCCGATGCTGCTCGGCATCCCCGGGGACAACACCTATGCGAACTATCAGGAGGCGAACCGTGCCTTCTACCGGCTGACCGTGCTGCCGCTGGTGGGGCGCACCGCCCGGGAGCTTGGCCGGTTTCTGGCCCCGATATTTGGCGGCGATGTGCGGCTTTCCTTCGATCTCGATCAGGTCGAGGGGCTCGCTGCGGAGCGCGAGGCGCTGTGGAAGCGCGTCAACGAGGCGACCTTCCTCTCCGACGACGAGAAGCGGGAGGCCGTGGGATACGGACCTAACGGGCGGGGCTAACCCTATAGCCAGGGAGACCGACAGTGAATGGACTTTCAGAGGCGGCCTGGCTGTGGCTGGCCAAGGCCGCAGGAGCGGTTGCGGGCTCCGCAATCTCACTCGCCTACATCCTACCCTCCGGGCGGCGGGAAGCGGCGGTCCGCTTCGCCGTGGGCGTTGCCTGCGGCTTCGTCTTCGGCGGAACGGCGGGGCTGAAGATCGCCGAGGAACTTGGCATCGCGGGAAATCTGGCGCCGGGCGAGATGGTTCTCATGGGCTCCGCTGCGGCAAGCCTGTGCGCGTGGAGCGCGATCGGGTTTGTAACGCGGCTGCTGGCCGATGGCGGACGGATACAGCGCGGGAGAAAGGGCACGCAATGATGCGAAAGATCATTCCGGCGCCGGACGAGCGCAAGTTCTCCATGCTCGACATTGAGCAGGTGGAGGGTGATGGGACGTTCTGCGGCTATGCCAGCCTGTTTGGGCGCATCGATCTCGGGCAGGATGTGGTGGAGCGGGGCGCCTTCGCCGAGTCGATCACCCAGCGGGGTGCGGGCGGGATCCGGATGCTGTTCCAGCACGACCCGAACCAGCCCATCGGCGCGTGGCAGGCAATCCGCGAGGACGACCGGGGCCTCTTCGTGCGCGGTAGGCTCGCCACGGGTGTGGCAAGGGCGCGCGAGGTGCTGGAACTGATGCGCGCCGGTGCGCTCGATGGCCTGTCCATAGGCTTCCGAACGGTGAAGGCTCGGAAGGACCCGCGCACGGGCGTGCGCCGGATCCTGAAAGCCGATCTGTGGGAAATTTCTGTGGTGACCTTTCCCATGCTGCCCGAGGCGCGCGTGGAACAGGTGAAGGGCGGGCGCTTTTCGGGCGGCCTGCCAACCATACGAGAATTCGAGCGTTGGCTGACGCGGGATGCAAGGCTGACGCGCAGCGAGGCCAAAACCGTGATCTCACGCGGCTTCGCTGAGCTCCTGCGCGGGCGGGATGCCGCGCCGGGAACGCCGGAGCGCCTGGTGGCGACAATTCGCCAGGCGACGAGACTTCTTCAACAATAACCAGCAGATCAGGAATGGAAGAATGAGTGGAGCGACCAATACTGGCGTTCTGGAGGTGAAGTCCATTGCGGCCAGCGATGATCTTACCGGCGCGTTTGAAGAATTCATGACGACGTTTGAAGCCTTCAAGCGCGAGAACGATCAGCGTCTCAGAGAGATCGAGCGCCGCTCGGCCGATCCGCTGACGCAGGAGAAGGTGGAGCGCCTCTCAGCCGCGCTCGATGAACAGAAGCGCTTGATCGACCGGCTTGTACTGAAGAAGGCAAGGCCCGCGCTGGGCGGTGAGATGACGGTCTCACCCGTCGCGCTGGAGCACAAGGATGCCTTCCACGCCTATCTTCGCAGCGGCGATGATCGGCAGCTAAGAGCGCTCGAGGCCAAGGCCATGTCCTACGGCTCACCGCAGGATGGCGGTTATCTAGTTCCAGAGGAGCTGGAGGCCGAAATCGGCAGGCGTCTTGCCGCGATCTCGCCCATTCGGTCAATTGCCTCTGTGCGGCAGGTTTCCTCGGCCGTGCTGAAGAAGCCATTTGCGATCAGCGGGCCGGCCACGGGATGGGTGGGCGAGACCGCGCAGAGGTCGCAGACGGCGACACCCACGCTGGACGAGCTATCCTTCCCCACGGCGGAACTCTACGCGATGCCCGCCGCGACCGCCACGCTGCTTGAGGACAGCGTGGTCGATCTCGATGCCTGGATAGCGGGCGAGATCGAGACCGCTTTCGCGGAGCAGGAAGGGGCTGCCTTTGTCGATGGCGACGGCAATAACAAGCCGCTCGGTTTTCTCAGCTACGAGCAGGTGGAGGATATGAGCTGGAGCTGGGGCAAGGTTGGCTACCGGGCAACGGGGAGAGACGGAGCGCTTCCGCAAAACGACCCGGCGGATATCCTGATCGACCTCGTCTATGCGCTGAAGGCGGGGTACCGGCAGAACGCGAGCTGGGTGATGAACCGCAGGACCCAGGCGGCGCTGCGCAAAATCAAAGACAAGGACGGCAACTATCTCTGGCAGCCGCCGACAACGCCCGGCGCCCGGGCCATGCTGATGGGCTTCCCGGTGGTCGAGGCGGAAGACATGCCCGACATCGCCTCCGATGCCACGCCGATCGCCTTCGGCGATTTCCAGCGAGGCTATCTGGTGGTGGACCGCGCGGGCGTGCGGGTGCTGCGCGATCCCTACTCGTCCAAGCCCTATGTGCTTTTCTACACCACGAAGAGGGTCGGCGGCGGCATCCAGAACTTCGAGGCGATCAAGCTCTTAAAGTTCGGCACCGAGTGAGGCTTCTGTTTCGGTTGCCGGTTCAGGCACCGCGGGTCTGCCGGACAACCGCTTGGGCAGGCTCATCTCCTTTTCTACGCCGCGGCGAAAGCTGCGGCGTTCTGATTCAATACTTGAAGAGAGGCGGTTATGACGTTGTTTCGAACCGTGGAACCCGCCGTCGAACCCGTAACGCTCGCGGAGGCGAAGGCGCATCTGCGCATCACGCATGACAGCGAGGACGAGCTGATTTCCGGCCTGATAAGGGCGGCGCGACAGGAGGTGGAACGGACTACCGGAAGCGCGCTGATCGAGCAGAACTGGCGTCTGGCGCTCGATGACTGGCCGGAAGGCAATGTGGTGGAGTTGAGACGCGAGCCCGTGCAGCAAATCCTTTCCGTCACGGTTTTTGACGGCGGCGGCGCAGCCTTTGTGCTAACGCCCGGGGACTATCAGCTCGACGCCATGTCCTCGCCGGCGCGGCTCTATCTGCGCTCACGCCCCCGGCCCGGCCTGCCGATCAACGGGATCGAGATCGATTTTTCGGCCGGATATGGCGAGGCGGGAACGGAGGTGCCCGATCTGCTCAAGCGCGCGATGCTTATCCTCATCGCGTACTGGTACGAATTCCGCGGCGCCTATGGGCCTGACTGCCAGCCGGTAGCCATTCCCGAGGAATACCGGCGGCTGGTCGCCGGCTGGCGGGGGCCGAGACTGTCATGAGCAGGA